TGCTACGAGTCGTAATGGTGCTAAGAAACGTTATCGTGGACAAGGCAAAAGATAATATAGAAGGGGACCTACGGGTCCCTTTTTTTGTGCCTAGATAAAGAAATATAACTTGATAATTATGGCATGTTTAATTGCTAATCTTCCTTCAATGGAAGTATGGGTACGTAAAGAGTATCTTACTGACCATCAGAGTGGATGGGGTGAATTTGTAAAGGGTGTATGGGTATCAGTTAAATCAATACCTGGTCGTGCATTTTATTTTGAGACTTATCTACCAGAGTATGCGGCAATGTATGATAAGTTGCCCATCAGCGCGTTTGTAAGCGACCCTGAGACGCCTAATCCTGACATGAGTCTACCTAACCTACAATTCTGGAATTGCATGGATTACGGGGTTGTATCAGTTGATAAGAAATTTATTGGAAGTATGGATTTTGAGTGTTATACTCGGGACCATGGTAATGTAAAAGGGACATATGTTTGCACTATTGACAATTATCATCATGATCCTGACTATGTTGACTATGCAACTAGTGAAAATCCTGCAGAACATAAGTCACATAATCTAATTGAACTTGAAAATGGACAATATGCACTATATCCAAACAATAGATTGCGTATTTTCGACAACAGTTTAACTCCTGTTGATCCAAAAATGCCTGATTTCAAGGTATCAACCCAATATTATCAAGTTGAGAACGGAAATGATAGACTTGGTATGGGACGTGAGGATGAATATTTCTGGAAGACGGCAAAGGAACGTGAAACTGATGTTAATGCCGATGGTTTTAGTATAAAATTTAAAGATACCTCATCAAATCAAGAATAAATAAGTAAAAAACGTATTATGAGTCATCCACAACATCTTGACGGTTCTGTAGATAAGGGAAATTCATTCATTCAGGATGGAATGACCTTGATTACAGAGGTTGAAAGTGAAAAACATTTAAAAAAAGTGAGAGAAAAGCGTGCAATGGAGCAAAAACTTCAAGAGGTTCATGATCGTTGGTCATAATTGCATAACTTCCCTAATAAATAACTCATAATTGCTGTATTATAGTGCCTTTAGAGAGGGTTAGTAAGGGATTTAAGGATATTAGTATGACATTTCAGGTTAACCCCCTGAGTAGCGACTTAATTGCCCTTAAAAATGAGAATGCAATTGCACGTTCTGTAAGGAATATTATCTTTACAGTCCCTGGTGAGAAGATGTTTAATCCAGATTTTGGAACAGACATTAATGCTTCTCTCTTTGAACTATTGGATGAAACTTCTGCAGTAGTAATTAAGGACCAAATTAAATATTCGTTAGAAACATATGAACCAAGAATCCGTCTTCTCGATGTGATTGTTGTTCCTGACTTTGAAGGTAATGGTTATGATGTTGAAATTTCTTATAGTATAGTTGGAGTAGACATTGATCCACAACAGATAAGTTTTATTTTGCAAGCAACTAGGTAAAAGATGCCATTAACAAATTTTTCTAACCTAGATTTCGATCAGGTTAAACAATCACTCAAAGATTATCTTCAGGCAAACTCCAATTTTACGGATTATGACTTTGAGGGTTCTAACTTATCATCCATACTTGATGTTTTAGCTTATAATACATATATCACTTCATATAACGCTAACATGGTAGCGAATGAAGTCTTCCTTGATAGTGCTACATTGAGAGAAAATGTAGTTTCTATTGCAAGAAACATTGGATATTTACCAAAATCAAGAAAATCTGCCAGAGCGACTATTAGTTTTTTTGTAAATGTTACTAATGTCACTCCTGCACCAGTATCTTTAACGCTTAGAAGGGGTCCTGTTGCAACATCATCAGGAAGTTTCGATAATAATTCGTTTATTTTTTCAATTATTGACGATATTACAGTTTCAGTTTCTAATGGAATTGCAATTTTTAATAATATTCCGATTTATGAAGGTCCACTATTAACTCAATCATTCATTTACAATTCTAGAGACTATAACCAGAAATTTATTTTACCAAATTCTGGTATTGATATGGATTTGATGACTGTTTTTGTCAAAGATAGTGAAACTGCAACAGCAGCTGCACGTTATACAAGGCAAGATAACCTATTTGGTGCTAATAAGTATACAAAATCATATTTTTTACAAGAAATAGAAGACGAAAGGTACGAAATTTTATTTGGTGATGGTGTTTTTGCTCAAAAACTGCAAGACGGTAATCAAGTTACAGTAAATTACATTAGATCTAATGGTGATAGTGGCAATGGAGTTGCTAATTTTACTTTTAATGGAAGAATTACATATCAAAGAAATGCTATTGAATATAATGTAACTGATGGGATTTCATTACTAACAACAGGTGTTGCTTCTTCTGGTGGAGAAAATATTGAAAGTGTAGAATCTATCAAAAAATTTGCTCCAAGGTCATTTGCCACTCAAAATAGAGCAGTTACGACTTCAGATTATGAGACTTTAATTCCTTCCAAGATTTATACTGAAACTGAGTCAATTTCAGTTTTTGGTGGAGAAGAATTAGTCCCTCCACAGTATGGAAAAGTTTTTATTAGCATAAAACCAAAATTTGGTGATTTTTTACCAAACTTAATTAAAGAAAATATTAAAAAAGAACTTAAAAGATACGCTGTAGCAGGAATTCTTACAGAAATTCTTGATCTTAAGTATTTGTACGTTGAAGTTAACTCAAAAGTCTACTATAACTCAAATTTAACACCTTCCTCTCAAAGAATTTCTTCTATTGTACAAAACAATATACAAAAATATGGAGAATCTACAGAATTAAATCGATATGGAGCAAGATTTAAATATTCTAAATTTCAAAGAATTATTGATGACAGTAATCAGGCAATTACATCTAATATAACTACTATTAGTATACGAAGAGATCTAAGAGTTGTCTTAAACACTTTTGCAGAATACTCAATTGGGTTCGGCAATCAATTTCATATCAAGAGTCTTGAAGGATATAATATAAAATCATCAGGTTTTACTGTTAGTGGAATTCAAGAAACTCTATATTTGGGTGATGTACCAAACTTTGATAATCAGACTGGAGATTTATTCTTCTTTACTGTTCCAACATTAACATCCCAAAATCCTACGGTTGTAAAAAGAAATGTTGGTACTGTTGATTATGTAAATGGAATTGTAACTTTAAATCCTGTAAATATAGTTTCAGGAAAAATACGTGATGGTCAACCTATTATTGAAATTTCTGCAACACCAAAATCTAACGATGTAATCGGATTGCAAGATTTATATTTGCAATTGGATATTGGAAATAGTGTTTTTGATATGGTGGTTGATGATATTTCCTCTGGAGTAGATTCTTCTGCATCTACATACGTATCATCTTCTAGTTATGCTAATGGTAATTTGGTTAGGTCTGGTGGAAGAGTAGGATCAACTCCTCTCTCAGAGGCACAAGCAAGAGCAATTAATGTATCTGGAACAAGTATTTACAGTACTGGTGCTTCTTCAGCGACAAATACGTCAGCAACGCCTACACCTACATCTACGCCTACAACAACCTCAACGTCCACATCTTCGTCATCTTCCTCCTCCTCTTCCTCCTCTTCCTCCTCTTCCTCCTCCTCTTCATCATCGTCAAGTTCGTCTGGCGGCGGTGGCGGTTACAGCAGCGGTTACTAATACTTAAATTCAAATGACAGAAAAAAGAGTTCAACTTTCCACGATTGTTAAAAGTCAAGTTCCTGACTATGTTAGGTCCGATTTTCCGCTGATAACTGAATTTTTAAAAGAGTATTATAGGGGACAGGAATATCAGGGTGGTTCAATTGATCTTATTAATAATATTGATAGATATTTAAAAATTGATTCCTTTACTAATAGAGTATATTCAAATACTATTTCAAAATCTATCAATACTACAGATAGTACAATTGAAGTAATTGATACATCAGGATTTCCAGATTCTTATGGTCTGTTAAAAATTGATAATGAAATTATTACTTATAAAGGAAAAACAAATAGATCCTTTACCGGTTGTATCAGAGGATTTAGTGGAATTTGTGAACTTTCTAAAAATAATTCTCCAGATGAAGTTTTATTTGAATCAACAAATGCAGAAACCCATGCAAATGGTGCTCAAGTTTTAAACCTTAGTGTATTGTTTCTTGCAGAATTTTTAAATAAAACTAAAAAACAAATCGCAACAGGTTTTGAGGATAGAGAATTATATTCTGAAGTAAATCAAAATACTTTTTTAAAGCAAGTACGAAGTTTTTACGCTTCAAAAGGAACCGAAGATTCATTCAAAATTTTATTTAAAGCATTATATGGTGCAAAAGTAGAATTAATAAATCCTGCAGATTTGCTTTTCAGACCTTCTGATGCACAATTTAATCAAGTAGAAAGTATTATTGTAGACCCAACTACAAATGAAAGTGAATTTGATGATATTCAAAATATTACTCTTTTTCAGGATTATCCATCAAAATCTTATGCACCTATTTCATATTCTGAAAAAGTTCTAGGAAAAGATTCTAAAGTATATCATAGACTTGATATTGATGCTGGATATAATAAAGATATTACATTTAATGGTGCAATCTATGGAGATTTTAAAGTAACTCCTAAAACAAAACTTGTAAATCCTGTGTCTATTGGATCATCTTACTTAGACGTAGAATCAACAGTTGGTTTTGCAAATACTGGGCATATTGCTTTTAAGTACACTGATGGTTCATCAGGAACACTATATTATGGTTCTAAAACTATTAATCAGTTTAGAGATACTGGATATATTTACAAAGAAATTAACGAAGAAGAAGATGTAACTGATAGAGATACTTTTGCATACGCAACAGTAAATGGAAAAAGAGTTCAATGTAATGTATCTTCAATTATTTCAGATGTAAATATACCAAGCAAATCACTTTATAATATTAAAGGTATTACATCAAGAGTTAAAACACTTGGGTTTGAAGGGAGTGGTTTTAAATTTAATGACTGGATTTACAATAATAAAAAAATATTTACTATTAGTTCATTAAGTGTCATTGATGCGACAGATAGGGTATATCGAGTTAATTTAAACAATAACCATTATATTTTTAAAGATGATGGTATTGAAATAATTGATAATAGTGGTCAATCCATTGATGGAGTGGTTTTGTCTGTTATCAACGAAAAATCTTTAAATATTAGAACAGATGATATACTCAATTTAACGGGAATATATACACTTAAGAAAAATATACTAAAAGGGATATCTCCTTCTTTTCCCCAAATATCAAATTATCAAGCAAATATTCAGAATGTATATGTAAATGATGACAATAATTTGCTGATTGCATCTTCTTCAATACCTTCAGAACCAATTTCAATATCAGATGTAGATTTAGAAATTAATGGAACATTTGAAGGAACTGAAGTTGCATTTGATGTTGAACATAAGTTAAAAACTGGTGATAAAATTTATTATTATCCAGAAGTAATTGAAGAAAAACTTGTTGATGAAAATTTTAACTACGTAACTCAAGAAGTTGAGGGGAGTAAATTATTTAATGAGGGGATATATTATGTTGAAAAAATTAATAATTTCACTATAAAATTTGCATTAAGTAAAGAAAATATTTTCTTTAATAAGTACGTTACTTTTGCACAAACTACTGTAAAAAATAATAAAGTCAGACTTTATGATTTTCATGAAAAATCTCTTCTAGACCAAAAATTGTTTAGAGAAATTCCTATACCATTAGAAAGTTCTTCAGAAAAAGTAAAAACTCTTCCCGGAACTACTGGTATTTTGTTGAATGGGGTAGAAATTTTAAACTACAAGTCGAAAAATAATATCTATTATGGAGAAATCAAAAGTATTGATGTAAATTCTTCAGATAATCAATTTGATATTATTAATCCCCCTAAGTTAATTATTGAAGATAATGGAAGGGGTAAGGATGCTAGTGGGTTTCTTGGTATTACAGGTTCTCTAAGTAAAGTTAAAATTGTAAATAGAGGATTTGATTATGAAAGCACTCCAACTGTAAAAGTAATCGGTGGTAATGGTAATGGTGCTTCAGTTTTAGTAAACATGAAGTCAACAGATAATGTTGTTAATTTTGATAGCAAGTTTATTCGACTAGATCCAAATAACACTATTGGGGTTTCAACATATCATAAATTTAGAAGTTATGAAGAAATTGTTTATCAAACTAGTGGTCAGTTAGGAGTTACTGGTTTAACTACAAACACTACATATTTTGTTGGGTTAATTGGTGGAACTACAACATATTCAGTAACTGTTGCTAGCAAAACATCAGACCATGCTTATTTTGGTCAGGGGTCTGGAAATGGTTATTATATTACTGGTGGTGTTTATACTACAGTAACACAAGCACCCAACTTACAGTTTGTTCATGGTGCAACTTATGTATTCAATCAAAACGATGCATCATCCGCATCACATGCTATATATTTTAGTGCAGTAGAAGGTTCCTATCAAGGGAATGCCAGATATGAAACTGGTGTAACTTACACACTTGATGGTGTAAACCTTTCTTATAGCGCATATGCAAGTGGTTTTGCAACAGCTACAAATCGTAGTGTTAGCATCACAGTTGATGTTGATACCCCCGCAACTTTATATTATGCATGTCAAGCTCATCAACATATGGGCAACGCAATATCAGTTTCCAATGTTGGTGGTGGAACAGATCTTAGAAATGTAAAATTATACAATACCAGGAATGATGCGGTTTCTGGAATAAACACGGTACAACTTACCGCATATGGAAATGGAGTTCACAGACTTACAGCATTAACTAAAAAAAGGCAAATAGATTCTATTAATATTGTCGAACCTGGAGAGGGATATTCAAACAGAAAAGTAACCTGTCAACATATAGGAATTAATACCGCAACTAACAGTATTAATAGTATCAATCATGGATATACTAATGGTGATATAATTCAATATATGGGAGTTGCTAGTGAAACAGATACTCAACTAGTAGGTCTTTCATTGAATACTGACTATGTTGCTACAGTATTGGATGAAGATAATTTTAAACTATCAGAAATAGGTGTTGGCAATACAATCAACATATTTGCAGATAGAAAAGAATATGCAAATATAACCACAACTGGAATTGGAACTCACATTTTTAATCACCCTCCAATTCAAGTTATTTTAACCGGTCAAACTGCTATTGGTCCTGAATTTGTTGCAGAACTCCAACCAAAATTTTTAGGTTCTGTTAACAACATTCATATTTCAAATGGTGGAGTTGGATATGGTGTAACTAATATTCAAGATTTTGAAAGAAGTCCAATTATTACGTATACTATTGGGCAAGATACTCAAATTAAATCTAGTGTTAATAATGGAAGTATAACAGAAGCAATTGTTTTAAATAGAGGTAATAATTTTACTTCCGCTCCAGATGTTGTTGTAGATGGTGACGGAACAGGTGCAGTATTAACTGCTGTTATTAGAAGCGATGGTAGAATTGAAAAAATTATTGTAGTTGAAGGTGGTAGGGGATATGATAGTCTTAATACTAACATTAGAGTCGTATCTTCAGAATCTTTATCTCAATCAAAATTTAAGGCAAATCTTCAATCTTGGAAAATTAATTTATTTGAGGATTTATTAGATAAATTAGAAAAAGATGATGGCACTTTAACTCTTTCAAGTTTTGGAAACTTTGGTATTCAATATGCCCATCTTTTTGCTCCAAGATATTTAAGATCTAGGTTAATTCCAAGTGATTCTGAAGGTGATAAAAAATATGGAGCAAGCGATCTTCCATTTAATAGAGTTGAGATTGATTCTCCTAATCACTCTCCTATTATTGGGTGGGCATATGATGGCAATCCTATCTATGGACCTTACGGATATTCTCAGAAATCTGGTGGTGTTGCAGTAAGAATGAAGAGTGGATATTATAATGAAGTCTCTTTAAAAACAAATAGACCACCAAATTACCCTGCAGGATATTTTGTTGAAGATTATACTTATTACAGAGTCAATGATGATACTGTACTTGATGAAAATAATGGAAGATATTGTATAACACCAGAATTTCCGAATGGAACATATGCATACTTTACTACAATAAATGAAATTTCTGATGACAATGGTCCTTTTAGAGATTATAGAAGACCAGTTTTTCCGTATTTAATCGGGGATAATTATTTTTCAATTCCAAGTAAGTTTAATAGCGAAAAAAATTCAAATCAAGATGGTTTTGATTTGAATAACAGCGATTATAAGAGAAATACAACCATATATAACTTCTTCGATAAAGATGTTAGATACCCATATATTAATTTACCAAATGATTTAAATCAAAAAGTAACAATTAAAAATGTTTCTAAAGGTAAAGTCAACAATATTAAGGTTTTAAATGGAGGAGACTTTTATAAAGTAGGAGATAGATTAGTATTTGACCAGGAAGAAACTGGTGGAAGTGGAATTGCTGCTAAAGTTTCTTTTGTAGAAGGTAAAGAAATTAGTAAAATTGAAAATGAGCATAGTGAAACTCTTATTGAAATTTTACCATCCGGGAAGAAAGGTACATTTATTGGTGTAGCATCTACTTCCCATGGATATTTTAACGGTGAATTAATATCCATAACTAATTTTTCTACAACTAGATCAAAATTAGAGGGTAATTATTCTGTAGTAGTTCCAGCAACAACTCTTACATTAATTGGTTTGGGCACCACTGCACATGCTCTAGGTCCAGTATCAAATACTGGAATTGTAACTTTTGTACATGTATCAAATTCTAACTTTGATAGTATCAATGAAAATGACGTTATTCAAATTCATCAAGAAAGAGTTAAAGTTTTAAATGTAGACTCCTTATCTGGAAGACTTAGAATTATTAGAGAGTTTGATAATACTGTTTCAGGAGTTCATACGATAGGTGTAGCGGCAACTATAGACCAAAGAAGATTTGAATTTAAATCTGATCATGATAAATCATTCAATTTTAGAAATAATAAAGAATATTATTTTGATCCACAAGAATCTGTTGGATTATCTGTTGGATATGGAAATCCTGGAGCAGGGAGTACAATAGCATTTGAAGTTCCAGGAGCTGGCGGCACATCAATTTACATTAAACCAAAGTCAATATACTTAAGGGGTCATGATCTAAAAACTGGTGATGCAGTAGTATATAATATTAATAATAGTGGTGGCACTCCAATTAAATACGAAGACTCTACTACAACGTCTGGTATTGGTTCTGACTTAGTTGATGGTAGAACATATTATGTTGCCAAACTTAATAAAGACTTTATTGGAATTTCAACAGTTAAAGTTGGAATTGGATCAACAGGAGTATTCTCTGGCATAGCAGTAACAACTAAAGATATAGGTTTAGTTGATTTTATTAATCGCGGTTCATTTACATATCATAGTTTTACGACACAATATCCTAAAATTACCGCAGATGCAATTAAAAACAGAGTTATTGTCTCAACTGCAACTACTCATGGTCTAAGTTCAGATCATAGAATAATATTTGATATTCAACCTAAAGTTCAAAAAACTGTAGTTGTAAAATATGATGATTTTAATAGAAATATTTTAATTAATCCAAAATCTTTTGAACCAACGGGAATTGATACTTCAACCGGAATTATTACTATTGAAGATCATGGATTCTCTACTGGTGATAAGTTAATCCATACTAGTGAATGGGCAGAATCTGCCTATTCTAATAACACGCCATATTTTGCAGTAAAAATTAATAGTGATAATTTTAAACTTTCAGAAACACTTTATAATTCAAAACTTGACCAACCAATAACCGTTGTTGGTGTTGCAACTACTGCAGGAACATTGAGTCCAGTAAACCCAACTATTGACACTGAAGGATATAACTCAATTAAATTTGATTTATCAGATTCTTCTTTACAATATGAGTATTTTTCAAATAAATATCCTGCATTTGAATTAGATTTCTATGTTGGAAATACATTTACTAAACCATGGACAAAAAATCCACAGGATATTGGATTTAAGGTAGTAAAAAGTGGTGTAATAGGTTCAAATGCTACTATAACACTATCTCTGGACTCCGACATTCCTAAAGATTTATATTATAACCTTGTTCCAAAGTATACACAAGGTGTTCCATTATCAGAAACAAAGAAAGATGCATATCTTGATACAACTGTAAATGGTGCTGGTTATATTAAAGTATCACCCAGCTCATATTCTGGTTCACATAAGATAAGGGTTTCTACTGCTAGTACTTTTACATATAATTTGACAAGTGAACCGGAAGTTGTATCCTATGGATCAACTAATGCATCACTATCGTACATTACAGATTGTACTCACACAGATGGTCCGATTTCTCAATTAGAAATTTTAAATACTGGCGATAATTATAATACCCTTCCGGGTTTTACAACAGTAACCTCTATTGATGGTGTTGACTGTGATTTAGAGTTACAAAGTTTAAATATTGGATTAGTTGAAAATATTGAAATAACTAATTATGGATATGATTTTCCATACGACCAAACTATTAGACCTCTATTTTACTATCCACAATCTTTAAAAATAACCCCATTTACGTCGATTGATTTTATTGGAATTTCTTCTTTTGGAAGAGGTTATTTTGGAAAACAAGAACTGGTAGTTATTGATGGAGTTTCTAAAGAAGTAGTATCTGATATTGACTTACAGTATACTAGCACTAGTGCTGAAGTAACTATATTACGTAATACTTATGGGATGAATAATGTTGTTCCAAAAATTTATCCAATAAATTCTGGTGCAGGTGTTCCTGTTGATAATAGTCAACTTAGTACCGGAATTACATATGATTCAACAACTAAAATTGCTACAGCAATAGTATCAACGGAATATTCTGTGGGAGACTACTACCCATTTGTTGAGGGTGAAAAACTAATGATTGAGGGTTCTAATCCCGGTATTGGAAATTCTAGAGGATTTAATAGTTCTGAGTTTAACTATAATTTATATACAATTACATCAATCGATCCAAACTTTGGTGGTGGAGCAGGGTCTGTTTCATTCAGTATGGAAGAACAGTTGAAATCTACTGATAATGTCATTGCATATGATAAAATTAATTCTGCTGCAAGATTACTTCCACAAAGAGATTTTCCAACTTTTGATGTAAAAATTAAAAAGAATGAATTTATTAAAGAAGAGATAATTAGAACCAATGGTAAGACTGCTATTGTAGAAGAATGGGATAAAGAATTTTCTATTCTTAAAGTTAATTCTATAGATGAATTTGATAGTAATGAAACTATTACTGGTCAAACCTCAAAATCTATTGGAACAGTTGATAGAGTTTTATTCCCATTCAAAGAATATGGCAAATATGGTAGTACAATTAAACAGAATAAGGGTTGGAAAGCAATTGCAGGATTCTTAAATAATGATCTTCAAAGAATTCCCGATAATGATTACTATCAGAACTTCTCATATTCTCTAAAATCTACTGTTCCACTACAAACGTGGAATGATCCCGTATCTTCAATGAACCATGTTGCTGGATACAAGAAATTTGCTAACTATCAGTTAGAGTCATATGAAAAAGGTCTTAGAGTATCCACTTCTCCAACTCAAGGTTCTACCTACATAAACCTTATAAAGGATATTGTAGAAACTGTAGATATTAATTGTGTTAATGATTTTGATTTAGTTAGAGAAAATTCTATTTCTTTAGGAGATGATGATTTAGTTTCCACACAAATTATTTTTGAAAGTAAACTTATATCATCATTCGATCAAGCAGTTTCTAATCGAGTTTTATCAATAGATGATATTAGTGGTTTGTTTAGCCATCGTCCAAGACCTGAAGAGTTTGTTAACGTTGATAGATTTAATCTTGATAGCACAAGATTCTTAAGATTCATCACTCTTGTAAGAGATCAGAGATTTACTTCAGAAAGACAGGTTTCTATCTTTGATGTTCTTCATGATGGAACTTATGGATATAGTAATGAATATGCTGCGACTTCGACGATTAAGGATTTGGGTTCGTTTGATTTTGCAATTGATAAAGGAGAAGGATTAATACAATATCACCCTATACCAGAAAAAGTAGCATTTAATGATCTTAATATTTCATATGTTTCTTACAAAATTGATGATAGTTTTGTTGGTGTTGGAAGCAGTTCTTTTGGTGATGTTGCAATAATAAACACATCAAGCGCAGAACTGAATACTGTTGGAACAGGTGTCACTATTGTTTCTATTGGAAGCACTTATAATTCTGTTTCAGTTATGGTAACAATAAATCCAGACACTGGAGAACAAAATGAAGAGTTCCAATTTACTCAAGTCAATTTTATCCATGATGGAACTAATATAGAATTTTCTGGAGAATATGCATCTCTGTTTACTCAACTTGGTTCTGTTTCTGAAGGGTCTGAAGCATTTATAGGGTATGGTACTTTCTATCCGTATCTTGATGGTAATAATTTTAAGGTTGAATATATACCCAATGCTGGTATTGGAACAACTGCGGTTATTAATACAATTCAAATTGGATTAGCCCAAACTGCTACTAGCGGCACCACGGACTTCAACATGGTCCATACTAGAATGCAAACGCAATCTACTACTATTGCAGCGTCAGCAAATCCTGGAATTACAACTATTAATGATTATAGGTATATTGCAAATTCTCAAGAATTCCATGCAGCAAAATATCATGTACATGTAGCAGATAAAACTAATAATAGGCATGAGTTTGTAGAATTATTTGCAGTTGATACTATTAATGCTGTTGGTATTGGTAGTGATGTATACTTAACAGAGTTTGCTAATTTAGGAACTTCATCTGTTGGTCTTGGCACTTTTGGCGCAGAAATAGATGACACCGGATTCTCTGTTGAGTTGCAATTTACACCAATTCCAAATATAGATGTTGAAGTAAATGTTTTTGCCCAACAGTTAAAATCCGAAACCGCTAATGACGTTGATACTATCATTGATTTTAATAATGGTCTTATTACCACTGATAGAGACGATTATGTTGGAACATTTAATGCTATTAAAACTGATTTTGACTTAACCCATGAAGGTCAGGATATTTTTGAAAATTGGTTTGAAGGAGGAAATCCTGGTATTGTTAGCACAACCGATAATAGCATTAAACTGCCAAACCATTTCTTTGTTTCGGGAGAAAGAGTTAGTTATTACAGAAATGACATCAATGATGTATCTTCTGCAATTGGTATAGGTGAAACATTTATTACTGGAATTGGATTAACAACCATTCTCCCTAATGATATTGAAAGTCTCTATATGGTTAAAATTGATGATACTTTTGTTGGGTTAGCAACTAGTCCAGTAGACGCGCAGTTAGCAAATCCAAATTTGATTAATATTACGAGTGTAGGAAGTGGAACCTCTCATAGATTCTTAACAACTAAACAAAATGCAAGAGTCCTTGTTACTATTGATAACATTATTCAAAGTCCTATTGTTTCTACAGCAATTACAAGTTCTTTAAATGCAACAGCACTCTCGACAACCGACATTCTTGAATTTACTGGGGTAACTTCATTCTTTGGTGGAGATTTCTTACAAATCAATAATGAAATTATGAAAGTTCAGGGTGTTGGTGCTAACAATGATCCAAATAAAGTAAGAGTCAGAAGAGCAAGACTAGGAACTAAATTTGTCAATCATGCAGCAGGTGATGTGATAACTAAAATTTCTGGCAACTATAATATAATTGATAGCACAATTAGTTTTGCAGAGGCACCTTATGGTCCGGATCCTCTACCAAACCCATCAGATCCCAATTCAATTGATTGGGAGGGAATTGCTAAGGGTTCTACTTTCCATGGAAGAAGTTATATGAGAGGAAAGGTTTCTACTGGAACTAGTGAAACCTACCAAAGGAATGTTGTATTCCAAGATGTGTCTGACAAATTCAATGCTCTTGAAAATACATTCCCAATAAAAACAACTGAAGGTCAAGATATTACAGATGTTGCAAATGAAAATGCTGTTTTACTAATCAATAGTGTATTCCAACTTCCAGGAATTACAGTTGAAGAAGATTATAGATTAATAGAAGAAATTGTAGGTATTACAAGTGCAGTATTTAATGGTGATGCAAGAGATGTTGGTTATGATGTTGGAATTAGTAGTTTCCCTGCTGCTGGTATCATTCAGTCTATTGGATCTACTGAGGGTCTTGGGTATCAACCTCTTGTTTCCGCAGCAGGCACAGTTACTGTAAGTGGGTTAGGGCAAGTAACATCCGTTAGTGTTGGTTTTACTGGAAGTGGATATAGATCTCAAGAATATCATGAAATTGTTACAAAAACAAATCATCTAGTTTCTGCTGGCACAACAGAAATTTTTGTAGAGAATTTGAATAGTGTATTTGGTATTTTAAATGAAGTTTATGACGGAACTAATGCATACATTGGTATTGGATCGTTTAGAGCACAATATGCTACGGTAGTTAACGGTATTGGTAACACTTTTGTTGAAATTAGACCTGATAAAACTTCTATTTTTGATATTCCATCTGGAACTCAGGTAAGCATTGGCGTGACACTTCCATATGGTATTGTTAATGTTAGTGCTGCTACTAGTAATATTAGTCCAGGTGTAGTTTCAGGTCTTACTTATGATGTATTAGGTGCAGATTATAATCCAGAAACTGGATTTATGTCTATGACTCTTCCAATAGGTCATGAATTAGATCAAGGTGATTATATTAGATTTGCAGATAATAGTTTGAACTTCACTTGTGATAGTGATAATAATACTAGAGTTAAATCATATCCTAGACCAAATCTTGACACTAATGCAAGTAGAAGACCTCTAAGACTTGAAGATGTTTCAGGTCAACGTGCGCGAGTGTTTGTTGGTCTCTCAACCTTTGTGTATTTTGACGTTTCAGATGCAACATATGATCACACTAATGGGGATTTAGAACTTACAATTGGTAGTCATAATTTTGTTGTTGGTAGAGGTATATCTCTTGAAACTGATTCATTAACCTTTACTTGTGCTCAAGATAGTCATGGTTCTAATCACACATATCCTAGAGCGACAGACCCTGCAGCAGATACAACTCTTGACATTTCTGCAGTAACTTCCACTACTATTACTGTTAATGTAGGAACTAATCCTGCTACTGTTTCTGCCGGTGCTCACTTATTTGTAAGTGCAGTATCAAATGCTGTTCGTGCTGGAGGTCAGTATAATCATACATTTATAGGTATTGGGACAGACGCTGTTGTTAGTACTGCAACTACATCTATTCAACATATTGGTTTTGCAACTGTTATAATCGGAACTGGACATATTTCTCCCAATGTTACTATAACCAATCCGGGATATGACCTTGATATAGATCAAGAATTAATGCCTCAAATAATATTTGATGAACCAAAACCATATGGAAATTTACCATTAATATTTTCCGATGATAACACCGTAGTTGGTTTAGGAACAGAAGCTAGAGTTGATGTTGTAGTTAGTAATGGTTCTAGTGTATCTTCTTTCAACTTTACAAATACTGGTTATGCATATGGAAATGGTAATATCTTAACAATACCAACTGGAGGATTGACAGGAATTCCGACATCAGCAAACTTTAGAGAATTCCAAATTAATGTAGAAAGAACGTTTGATGATACATTTAACGGGTGGAATCTAGGTGAACTTGAACTACTTGATAATGTTGACGCTTATATTAATGGTAGGAGAAAACTTTTCCCACTATTTAGAAATGGAACTAGATTGTCAATTATCGCTGCAAAAGATTCAAAAATTGATCCCAATCAATTGCTATTAGTATTCTTAAATAATATTCTTCAAGTTCCTAAAAAATCATATTTCTTCTTTGGTGGCAATAGAATTAGATTTACCGAAGCGCCTAGAGTAGGTGATTCATTAAGAATTCTTTTCTATAAAGGTAATGGTGAAACTGATGTTGTTGAAACTGAAGTAATACAAACAGTAAAAGAAGGGGATACTCTTAATATTAATTCAAGTGATATTACTTTAGATGAGAATAAGAGAACTGTTACTGATATTATTTCAACAGATACAGTAGAAACTCTTCCATACTTTGGACCAGGAAATACTGACGATATTGATTTAACTAGACCAGTTGATTGGTGTCGTCAAAGTAAGGATAAGATAATTAATGGATTGCCTATCTCTAAAGCAAGAACATTCTATGAACCAAATATTTTACCTAATGCATATTTAATTAAACCAGTCAGTCTTGGTGGAACGGTGTTTAGTGTTAATACCACTAGACCTTTATTTAATCAAAAGGATGAATTTAATACTGTCCAAGGACTACTTGCTCAAAATGTAATTAAAATTCACCCACAAAGAGAAATATTATCTGCTAGTGCTACTGCTACCGTTTCTATTGCAGGAACTGTCTCATCAATATCAATAACAAATGGTGGGCACGGATATCTTACAGTTCCTTCTGTAAGTATTGCAAGCACAAATGGTGTAGGTATTGGCACAAGTGGAACAGCAACAGCAACTGCTACACTTACAAACGGAGTTGTTACTGGAGTAACAATAACTAACGGTGGTGTTGGTTATTCTACATCAACAATACCTAAAGTTTTAATTTCTCCTGCACAAGCATCTAAACTTGAACAATGTGAGGTTTATTTCCCAGATGGTTATAGAGGAGATTCTGGAACTATTGTTGGATTTGCAACGACTTCAATTTCAGGAGAAACTTTTGCACTATTTGACCTCTTTATTCCAGAGCAAGACCAAGTTTTTAATAATACTAAGTATGTTGGATTCGCTATAACTACTTCTCAAATTGAGCAAGGAGATGCATTCACCATTTATAACTCTAATGTTGGAATAGCAGATACTTCTATCACAAGTTATGACGGTGCTGGTCAGATTCTTGGCATAAGCACTTCATATATTGATGGTGTTTATGAAGTAATAGAAGTTGTAGAAAAACCTAGAAATATTGGCGGAATTGGAACTGCAACGGCAAGAGTTCGCGCAAGAGTTGATAACCCTCCTGTAGGATTTGATTTTGATGCAAATTGGAATGGGAATACTGGAATGACTACATCAAATTACCAAGGATCATACAGTTGGGGTAGAATCGTAGTTAAGAGTAGAGCAATTTCTACTACATATACTCCATATAATTCACAAGGAATAAGTGGGATTACTACCTCTCCACTTGTTGTAAGAGAGAGATCTCTAGCATTTGTTGGATATACTACAACTACCTATTTTCCTAACTAAATAAAGAAAAAACTGTGGCAAAATGTCTGCAATAATTACAGATCAAATTAGAATTTTAAACTCAAAAAATTTCCGCAATGGTATATTAAGTACTTCTAATGCTTATTATACCTTTGTCGGACTGACTAATTCTACTGATTTTAGTCTCACATGGGAAGATAGACCTCCCTCTCCAAGAGATAGTTTTAATCAGGAGAATGATTATTGGGATACTATGGTTGCTATGAAGAGGATTACTTCTTCAGATATTATGCATGTTGTGCCAAAAAGAAATTGGTCTTCGGGATCAAAATATGATATGTATCGTCATGATTATAGTATTGACAACCTTGCCGCAGTTTCAAGTGCAACAAATCTTTATTCATCATTTTTCTATGTGATGAATAAAGATTTTAGGGTTTATATTTGCCTTCAAAATGGAACAAGTCCCGATAATCCCTCCGGAAAACCCTCACTTGATGAACCTACATTTACTGATTTAGAACCAAGAGTTGCTGGTTCTAGTGGAGATGGATATGTTTGGAAATATCTTTATACTTTGAGTCCTGCAGATATTATTAAATTTGATTCGACTGAGTTTATGCCAGTTCCAAATGACTGGGAAACATCTTCAGACAATGCTCTTGTAAGAGATAATGCTGTTAGTGGTTCAATTAAAATTGTAACTGTAAAAAATAAAGGATTAAACGTTGGAGCAGCAAATTTACAATATCGCAATGTTCCTATTAGAGGAGATGGTATTGGTGCAGAGTGTACTATTACAATCGACGAAAACTCCCAAGTTTTATCTGTAGAAGTATCAAATCAAGGTTCTGGATACACATATGGAACTGTAGACTTAGTTGCAGGTTCTGTTCCTACTGGAACAGTCAGACCAACATTTGATGTTATTATTCCTCCCCAGGGCGGACATGGATCTGATATCTATAGAGAAATGGGAGCATTTAATCTTTTACTTTATGCAAGAATTGAAAATGATACTCAAAATCCAGATTTTGTTACTGGAAATAAAATTGCCAGAGTTGGTATTGTAGAGAACCCCACCGAATTTAATTCAACTACAATTCTTGATAAACCAAAAGCAAGTGTTGTTGGTGCTTTAAAACTTGTAGGGGCAGGATATAGTACTGCTGAGTTTGCTGTAAATACATTCATATCTCAAACTATTGCAACGGGAACAACAGCTTTTGGTAGAGTTGTTAATTATGACCAAACAACTGGAATATTAAAATTTTGGCAGGATAGATATCTTGTTGGATTTAATACTTCCGATGGTACGCCAAATATTACTCCAAGACATGGATATGATTTAGCAGAATTCACAAGTTCTCCTGATACTGGTGGTTCTCTTTCAATTATACCCGATAATGGAAATAATTCCAATTTGGTTGTTGACAGTTCTTTTACAGGTGCTTCTACCGTAATAAATAATAGAACCTATTATTATGGTCTTAATTTCACTGACGGTATTGCTTTACCAGAGGTTCAAAAACAATCTGGTAATATCATTTACGTTGATAACCGACCTTCTATTCTTAGATCGTCAAATCAAAAAGAAGACATAAAAATTATCTTGCAGTTCTAAAGGATTATGCCA